TGGCCATGAATTTGTGCATCACGATATAAAATTAGTTTACAATCTTTTCGGTAATTTTCGTCTAATACGCAATTATTTACTTTGTCATTCCACTCTTTGTGTACTTGGTTTGCTTCTTCAGCTATATTGTTTATAAACATTATAAAAGCTATTAATCCGCCAAAAATTAATACTATTACTGTAACATCTATTATGGTATCTGTTATTTCTTCAACTGTTTTCATCTATATATCCTTTTCCTTATTGTCATTAATTCTTTATTGAGTTCAACTCTTAATCTGTCAAACTTTGCTCTTTCGGGTATTTGATAAATATAATCATCATCATATTTTGCAATCTCTTTTAAAGCATTAACTATTTGCTTTGTCATTTGCTCAATGTAGGTTATTTCTTCTTTTTTAAGCATTTAAAATATTCCTTATTTCATCTTTTTCTCGGTTGGTGAGTGATTGCCAAATATCATTCATTAAACTTGCTAAGCAACTTTCAAATTTCGGATTATCCACTCCGTTACAACGATTATATGTAATATCCATATAAAAATTACTACTATAATCAGCTTTTCTGATAAAAAGTCTTTTGTTTCTAATTAGCCACTTAATTAACTCTAACTGTTTCTCTGTGGTGAAATCAGCATATATATTTTTCATTCCGCAATAATTATCAGGAATTTGGCATAAAGGCTTTATCCCCGCATTTTCAAACATTTTGCTAATTTCATTATCCATTATATCTTTTCCTTCTTAACCTTGATGGTGTTATTATTGCAGTTACAATATCTATTCCCTTTTGAGTCCTAACCCATACTCCATTCGGTGAAATATGATAAATGCGACACCACTCTGCTAGACACTTAATTTCGTTATTTATAGTAATTAAACGATTATTAGTTCGATTTTGTTGTTGTGTTTTCATATCAACCCATCTACAATTTTCGGGGTAATAATCATCATTTACATCTATTCTGTCAATAGTTAGATTATTGTTATAACTATTTGCAACAGCCCAATTTTCAAAGTTTTCAAATTTTTCTTGCCATTCTTTACAAACTCTTATTCCTCTTGCCCCATAGCTTTTGTAATTTTCAGAATTTACATCATTACATCTTTGCTTCATATTTTGCCAAATATTAAACAAGCGAGTTTTAGTTTTATGATGAATACCGGCACGTCCTACTAAACAACCGCAAGAACGAGTTTTACCTGATGTTAATTGATACCCAAGCACAATTTTTATATTTCCACACTCACATCTACATAACCATTGTGTATTGCCCCGTCTATCATTTTCAGCACGTTCAATTACTGTAAGTTTTCCAAATTTTTGTCCTGTTAAATCTTTTAATTTACTCATTTGTCGTGGTTCTCCTATATTAAAAGCCCCTTGTATAACCACGACGAAATACAAGAGGGCTTTTCAGCAATTTTAAATTTTTTGTATTGTCGTGGTCAATAATATTATTACATAAATAAAATGTAACTTCAATCTCTGTCATTTAAAACCTCGTTCACTTTAATTAAAACATTCCCCATAAAACAATTCGCACAGGTTTGAGGGCATTGTTTATTTTCGCATTCTTGATTTATGTATGTTCGTATATTTTTAAGTGCTTGTCTAAATTCTCCGCATTTCATAGAGTATTTAGTTGCTTCTTGTAAAGCATTTTCTTTGATATATTTTTCAGATTTTATTTTTTCTTTCAACTTCTCATTTTCTTTTTGCAAACGTTTGAGTTGTTTGAAATAGCAATTTTGAGCTTCGCACTCGTTATCCCATACTTCACAACAATATGGTTCATTGTCTTTGTTATAATAAGAACATTCGCTTACATCTATGCCATTTATTTTGTTCATTTCTCCTCCTGTTCATATTCTTTATACTCAAACTTATATTTTCCGTTTTCCGTAAAACCCTCAATTTTTAAATTTCCTGTAAATTCTTGTTGGAAAATAAGTGCATTGTTCTCTCTAAAAACAATTTCATTAAAACTGTAAGGCTGCTTTTTCATTCCCCCTCCTTAAATAGTTGTTGGATTTGGTGTTTATTACGCAATCTTTTTGGTGTTGTAATCGCTTTTTCAAAAGTCCAATGACTTCTATTTACTCTATCTGCTAATAAACCAACAGGGATATTGTATTTATTAGCCCATTCAGACAAAGTATGCGTTTCACCATTATAAGTAATTATATGATTATTTCTTCTGTTGTTTGCTTGTTCTTTTCCCGTACTCCATTTGCAGTTGCTTGGTTCATAGTTTCCGTTTACATCAATTCTATCAATAGTTAAATTTTCTTGATAACCGCTAATTTTAGCCCATTCATAAAAAGGGGTAAATTCATTCCACTCATTACAAACCGTTACCCCTCGCCCACCATACAACTCGTAACCGTTACTTGAAGGGCAATAACAACGATGTTTCATACCTTTCCAAATTCTATAAATTCTTGTTTTTGATAATTTGTGTTTAGTGTTTGCTTTTTTAATATTTTTTATAGTTAAACAACCGCAAGAAGGTGTTGTGCTTCTTTTTAAACACGATAATCTGACTATTTTTTCATTCCCACAATCGCATTTGCATAACCATTTTGAGTTTCCTTGTTTGTCATTTTTTACTCTTTTTATTACCGTCAATAGCCCAAACCTTTGCCCTGTTACATCTTTAAAGTTACTCATTTTTGTCGTGTTTTCTCCTATAAAAGCTGTTTTTATCTAAAAAATTCTTTTTCAAGTTCGGTTGTCATTGTTTCAACTCCTCAAATAATCTTTTTAAATTATTTATAAAAAATTTTTCGTAAGTGACAATGTAATACTTCCAAATATTTTCAGGCATTAATTTTTTTGAAATTTAAACAAATCCTCAAATGCTAAAAATTGTAATTGTATGGGTTTTTGAAAAGCATCTACAAGTTCGCCTAAGTTATTATATTGATTCTCTTTTGTTAATTCCATTATTCCACTTCCTCGATTTCTAAAACTTGCAAAATCTTTTGTGCAAAATCGTAAATGGGATTTTCAGCCCAACCGCTAATGCTTATGATTTCGCCTGTTTGGTTGTCTCTTTCGGCTACAATAGGGTCTTTTTCTTTTACATCTTTACACAACCTAACAATCTGCTTAATAACGCAATCGTCAATATCGCAGCATTTTGTCTCTTTGTTGCCTTCATAACAAACTTTAAATTTTTTCCTATCCCAACGTAACGCAGGGCAATTTTTAATAACGAATTTACTCATCCTTTAACCTCTCAATCCTTTTTAAATACTTCACAACCGCTTTGACGTTCTTTGAACCGCCTGAAATTTCGTAGCGGTCATAAATATCATTCAACTGGGTATTAATTGATGTTAGTTCAATATCCAAACTTTCGGCAATTTCTTCTCTTCCCATACCCTCTGACATCAAAGCCATAATTTGATTTTGCCTTTTTGTTAAAAGCCAATCCTCCATTTTGTAATTCTCCGTTACTCGCTTTATAAACTCTTTTAAAAAATACATAGCGGATGCTGTTATTTCGTGTTTTTTCGGCTGATACCGCCCGTAGGTGTAGCCTCTGTGCTCGTAAACAACGTCTTTGTATCGAATATCTCGCATTCTTCCGGTACTCCAAACTTTTTAACAAGCTCTAAAACATACGGCTTCATATGGCATTTGGGCTTCAACTTTGCATACTCCGGTGTCGGACATTTTGAGCAAACACATCCGCATTTGTAACAGTTGTATGCTGATATCGTCCACCTTACAAGTAAACTGGGGTGATACCTGCCTAAATCGTTGAAACAAAGCATGTTAAACTCCTATAATCTGCCACCCTTCACCGCCGAATCGCTTTTTATAAGTGTTTAAAATAGCGTTTTCGCTTGTTCCTGCGGGGAAACAATCCGTATTAATGACCGCTTTCAAAATCGGGTTGTAGATTTTAACGTGAATCCATCTTTGAGCAGTTTCGGGTTCTTTCTTCAAGCACCTTAGCGAAAGTTCAGATAAATAAGCACCCGTGGGCGGATATTTCTCCTTGTATTCAGTGGCAAAAATATCGAATAGTTTTTCAAAGTCAATATCTTTACCTCCAAATGCCCTTTTGTAAAGGTCGTAATATGAGCTTACACCATCGTCTTTAATGATATGCGGGTACATTGTGATAATACGGCTTATAAAATCGTGCCTATCCATACTACACCTCATTTACACTATACTTTTTAGCCAGCTCATTGAGTTTTTGAGTTAAATTCGTACTGCCCTGCGGCTGATTTACAGTTGACGCTCCCAGTCCCGAATATATCTCTGCATGGTTTTTTATAAGACTTTTAAGGCTTATTTTATTCTCATAGAAAACCTTTTGCTTGTTTGCTTTATCCATTAAGTCAATCACATAGCTAAAATCAAGCCCTACGACCTTAAGAAACTCTTTGATTTCTATTAACCGCTCCCTTGTTCTATGCTCAAACTTAATAGGAATAAGACTTTTACAATGCTCCTTATATAAAGAAATAACTTTTTGAATGTTTTTATCAAAAAATAAATCTTCTTTAAAAGTAATATCCTTATCCTTATCTTTATCTTTATCTTTATCTTTATCTTTATCTACAACTTGACCTATATTTTGACCACGGTCAACTTGTTGGTCAACTTGACCTAAACTATATTGGTTGTTGCCTTTTGGGTTATGATTACCACCCCAATTTTTAAACTCCTTTATTTCAATTAGAGATTCGAGATTGTCATCGATTAAGGAATCACCTGTTAAAGTTAATTTATTTTCAAAAATTAAATCAATTAAAATTTCTTTCGGGCAATTTAATCTTTTCAACGTTTCAAATTTTCGTTTATCGATTAAAATTTTTTTTGAAGTTTTGTATTGCATTTTTAACCTTTACTCTTTTTCTTTCGGTGTCAAAATTTGCAAATTGTCTGCAAAAATATAAACAGATTTTCTTTTTTCTCCGTTTTCATTTTCCCAAGTGTCTGTTTGTATTTTCCCGTCTATTCCTACTCTATGACCTTTTTTAAGATGTTCACCGAGTTTAGAAAACGTCTTAACATTAAGCCAATCGGTTATATCTTCTTTTTTCTTTGAATCGTATCTGTTTACAGCGATTGAAAAAGAAGTTATGCAGGCTCCCGAATCAAAATATTTATATTCGGGGTCGTTTCCTATATTTCCAATTAATGTAACTGTGTTAATGTCGCTCATTTAATTCCTCATATTTCTATTAATCTCGAGCTATCAATAGGACTTGTTAAAATTTTGTTTTCTAAACAATATTCACAAACTCCGCATTTATCAGGTTCAAGATTTCCTTTTTTTAATTCAAGAATCCTTTTAACGTTTGATTCAATCCCTATTAAAGAAGTATCTAATTGCATTTGATTAATTTGAATAAGTTCAATTTCCGGAGTTGTTTTTTTATCAACCGCTGCAATATAGCAAGGTAATTTTTGCCCTGTGTTTTTTTCAACTACAAGCTGATAAATTGCAAGCTGCAAATCATATCCCCAAGCTTCTATAAAATTAACAAAATAGCCTAAATCCTTAATCCATGTTCTATCGTGAATATCTTTGATGTATTTTAAATCAACAATACATTTATCTTCATGGTAGCTATCCATTTTAATTTTCCAGTTAGCTCCGAATAATTCAGCCGTCATTATTTTTTGTTTTTCGCCTGACATATACAACTTAAAAAGCTCATCTCTTTGGGTTCTATCGTAAGCATTTTGAGCTTTTATAAAATCGGCTTTTAATTGCCCTGCGTTTTTGCCTGATGTTAAAAACATTTCAGGGTGATTGTTTTTAAATTCTTCAAGAGTTCCTTCATAAGCTGAATCAATATATGAACCCATAAGCATATCTTTTGAGGGTTCGGGGATATATTCACCTCTCAATTTTGCAAGAGCCGAATATTCGCACCCCTTTTTTGCCATAGTTCCGCAAAAATCTTTATATTGAGAAACACTCAAATATTCAAAATTTGCTTCTTTTGAATAATAATTATCATTACTTAGTTTTAGAAGTGTTTTTGCCATTGGTTGCGTCCTCTTGTTTTAGCTGCAAAACATTTTCAGCTTCAATTACTTCTTTTTTGTCTGTTCCAAAAAAATCATCAATCGATTTAAAATTATCGGTAATTGATTTATATATTGCCCCTAAATCTAATAGCTGTTTCGGAATCATGGCTTCTGCTTTACATCCGACACGTTTTTCAATCATATCTTGCGTAACTCCGATTGATTCAAAAGTTTTAATTGTTCTTCTTATTTTTTCAATCAAAGGCTCTTTGTTATCGCCTAGCAAGGTTTTTTCACATTCCGCTAAAAAACCTTCAACAATATCGCTTGGAAGTACACCTAAAATACAAGCTCTTAGTCTTCTTGCCCCGTCATTTGCCACTTTTTCATAAATATCTCTGGGGTCAGTCAGAGTTATTTTATTTCCTTTGGCAACTCTTGTATGAGTAACTTGGAATACTTTTTCTTCTCTAACATTAGTTTCTAAATCCCACGCATAAGCCATAACTTCAGATGTATGGTTTCTATTGTCTTGTGATAATTCTTTAATCCCAAAAGAAATATTACCCCAGTATTTGGCTAGGGTTTCAGCGGTTCTAATTGAAGCTCCTTTTACAATCTGCCCCCCTCTGGGGTAAGCGTAAGTTGATTGTTTAGCCAAGGTTTCACGACGTGCCGCTTGCATTATTTTTTCATAGGCTTTAATTTCATTTCTTGGCATTTTTTGAGCAACTAAGACAGCCGCTTGAACCTCTTGAACTGCCCTTGAAATCTCAATTTGCGTTTGAGATGTATTCTCAATAGGCAAATTGTTTGTTTTTTCTACAATTGCATTTTCCATTTTCTTATGTTATCCTTTCATTATTAAAATGTTGTAAATAAATATGTAGAGAGAAGCTCCTGTATTCAGGAGTTTTTTTTATATCTCTTCCAATTCCCTTTTAAGTATTGACTTTATGCGGTTGTATGTTGTTTTGTTTTCGCAAAGTTCAAGCAATAGGCTTATAAGCCGCCTTTTTGCATAATTCTTTAATATCTCTTCCATTTTCTAACTCCTTTTTAAAATAATACTCTTTTGCTTTTTTAATAAATTCATCTGCCGTTCTACAAAAAACGGTGTAATCTTCAAAAATATTAATAAATTCAGGCATTTTTAACCTCTTAAATAATCATCTATTTGGTTTTCGTAAATCTCTTCAAAATAATCAGCCCAATACTGAGCATCTTGTGAATTTTCAGTATTTGTTTCTTCTTCCATTTACCACCCGTCCAATCCGCATTCAAACTGTTCTTTTAAATCCATTTCAAAAAGAAAATGTTTTTGCTTTTCTGTCAATTTTTCAGGAGGTTTGTTTTCTAAATCTTTTTTCATTTGCTTTGCTAAATCGCAATTTGTATCAATCAGCATGCCGCTACCTCGCTTATATACTCTAACATTCCGGGTACAATCAGCCCGTTTTGAATCAATCTGCTATCTAAAAGCATTTTTAAAGTACGGCTTGCCCTTCTTTTTGTTTCAGCTATATCGAGCCATAAACCGCTTCTTTTAAGTTCCTGCTGAAATTCAAATTTTTGTAAAATCTTTTCTGTTTGAAAAATGTTTTTTGCATAATTTTCAAACTCCTTTTTTTTGCAAAAGTACCCCGCTGCAATCATTGTTTTCATAAATATATCCTTTCTATAAACTGATTTCTAAAAAAAACGGGGTCAAAGCCCCGTAACACTAAAACACGGAGAAGCCCATAGGTGGGCTGGTTTGATAAACAAATCTAATAAAAACCGCAGGACAAGTTGAGTTTAAGATTTCAGATGAACAATCCCCTGCGGTGGATGTTTGATTTGGTTGAATAGTTTTTTAAATAAAAACCGCAAAAGTAAATATGCTAAGCCTTTTGCGGTGATGGATAGAAATAGTTAAGTATAACTTTAATTAAGCCCCATCCTTAACTCATCACTGCTGTTATTAACCTTGCGTTTTGCCCGTTGCAAGGCGGATGGGGTAAAATTAGAATTATAAATTGTTAAAATTGTTTTTTATTTTAATTCCGCTACATCGTGTAGCTTGCCTCTTCGTTTTACATTCAGCCAACCCCCTAAAGGTTCAGAGCCATAGCCCGAATGAGTTTTATAGTCTTGCCTTTGACTTTGTATTTAATTTTTAAGCATTCTTAATAAACCCTGTTAATATTTTGGGGTTTGTAGTAAAATAGTTTTGAGTAAACACAAACTATCCGTCATTGGCGGAGAGTTCATAATTAAAGAATTGAGCAATGATTTCTCTAATTGCTTGAGAAGTTTTCCATCTGTGTTTTTTGCAAAACTCTTTAAGCAATTTTAGAAGTTCGTCATCTATTCTTGTATGTATAGGATTGTTCACTGCAAATTCCTTTTGAATAATCTTTAACTGTATACATAGTATCAATATATTAATACTTTGTCAATAGTTATTGAAACTATTTACAAAAATTAATATAAATGGAGTATTCATTGGCAACACAAGGCGAAAGATTAAAAGACTTACGAAGAGAATTGAAACTGACGCAAGACGGGTTAGGGGATTTTTTTAACGTATCCAAACAAGTCGTTTCAAACCTCGAAGCTGATAGAATTTTGTTGAATAATGAAAAATTAGTATCACTATGCGAAAACTTTAATGTAAATATTAGTTGGCTTTTGTGTGGAAAAGGCACAATGTTCAACGAACCTGTGGAAGATACAAAAGAAGAAAAAATGAAAAAGTGGTTTAATGAAATGGTAAGAGAAGAATTTAAAAAAAGGGGGTTGTAATGAAATTTTTATCGTGGTTTTTTATGATTTTAGGAGTTTTAATTATAATAAACGGTTTAACGGTTTCAACAGAATCAGCCATACATCAAATTTATGCACAATCTTTAAATTTAACCGGATTTATAGTCTTCTTTTCCGGTTTAATACTGCCTAAAATTTGTATAATAGCAGATAATTTTAAGCCAAAAGAAACCAAAGAAAAGGTTGTTGAAAATATTAAAAAAGAAGATGAAACACCGACAGCGGAATTATTGATAAGAGGAGCTAAAGAAGATGAAAAAAATAATTAGTATTTTTACTCTATGCCTGCTTTGCATTATGTTTTGCGGATGTACAAAACAAGTTGTTATTTTAGACAGAGATATAAACACTGTAAAAAAGGATTTTGACAAATATATCAAAAGTACCGGATACGATTACAAGTTGAAAGATGATGAAAACAATATTTATAATGTGCTTATAACCAAATACAATTTACAATTTTTGTTGCAAAAGCAGCCTATAATGTCTTATGATACGGGTTTCACTTGTAGATTCAAAGAGCTTGGAAAAGACACTTTAGCTAATTGCAAAACATACCCGAGCAGTACATCTTTATTGACAGATGTAGATACATATTTAAGAGAACAAAAATTTGACGGGGTGCAATATATGTCTTATAGGAAGTACAAAAAAGAAAAAGGAATTAAGTAACAATTTTTTAACATGCTATTGCATGAAATAAAATACCATGATTACATGTTTTTAATGAAAAAGAGATACAAAAATTTAATAAAGATATAAACAAGGGGCTAAAAAGCCTCTTTTTTATTGCCAAAATTAAAGGATGCCAGATGAATAATATTGAAGATTTACTGTATAGGGTGTTTTATGCACTCTTAAAAAGCTATGGAAAAATTGAAGGATGCAGACTATTTAAAGAATTAATCAGACGGGTTAATTTTGATGAGGATTTTTAAATCTTTACAAATCTTTACCAAAACACATTGTTTTTAATGAAGTAAAGAATTTTAGAATTTGTTAAAATGAAATTGACCTAGGTTAGTGGCAGTTCCTTGTAAATCGGCTTTGAACGTTGGGATAATTAAAGCTAATCGTAACGGGTATAAAGTTCTTGCACCCAAAAAGAGCTTTAAAGAGGAGTTTTTAAAAGTTGTTTAAATGTTGCGGTGAATACCAAAAGGGACGGTTTATTTATAGATTAACTAAGCCTTTTTACAGGTTTTTAGAATACGGGACTTGTCACCATTGCGGCAAAAACTTTTTTGTTGATTATAAACAAATTTTAGAAAACGAAGATAATTTTAAAGAAAAAGTTAAATATTATACCGGCGAAGCTGCAACCCGTGAATATAATAAATGGCAAAACATTTTAAATAACGGTTATCAAGGAACTTTAGCAAAACAATTTTTTTATTACGGCGAATACCAGAGAGCAAAGAACGGATATTTTACAACCTATCGCAAAAATTTTAACAATGAAAAAGAGTTTTTATTTAAAGATAAAGTAAAAATCACAATTTTATAATTCTCATATCCGCATTTAATCAGTATTTGCGGTTATCCTTTCTTAAAAAACTGAACAACAACTGGTGTTTACTCAAAACAAACAAACCATTATTCCCTTGCTAAGTATTTCGGCAAGGGGTTATTTTAAATTTACTCGCTGGATGCAATGCAAAAGGCTTCGGTTCAAATCGGGGGATAAATTAATCTCCCGTTTGCGGAAAAATCTCCGTTTAGCATATCGTCTTTGCAGGCAGGGAATTTTTATTTCTTGCTTGCGGGGAGATATAAAAAGTATATCGGTTTTTGGTTTTGGTATCAAAAATTCCCGAGGTTAGATAAAAAAATTATAAGATTTTAAGAGATTTAGTATATAAAAAATATATCTTATGGAAAAACATTTAACGCCAAAAAGAGAAAAATTCTGTCAGGAAATGGCAAAGTTAGGTAATCAAAGACAGGCTTATAAAAAGGCTTTTAATTGCCAAAATATGAAAGATGAAACAATCGACAATAACGCCTATAAGCTAATGCAGAATAACGAGATTAAAACGAGGCTAAAAGAATTAGAGCTTGAAATCAAAAACAAAAACATTGCAGATGCTCAAGAAATTCAGGAAACCCTAACTAAACTTTTAAGAGGGGAAATCGAAGAAGAATGTGTTACCGTTGAAGGAACGGGCGACGGTTGCAGCGAAGCCAGAATAATTACAAAACAGGTTACACCTAAAGACCGCATAAAAGCCGGTGAAACTTTAGCAAAAATGAGAGGTTATTTTGATTTAAAAATCAAAATAGAAAACACACCGATTATTAATGATGATGTGTAAATATGGTACAGCTTTCTGATTTAATTATTGAAAAATTTTACGAAGTACACAAAGACATCAAAGAACGCAAACACACGCACTATTGGTTCAAAGGCGGCAGGGGTTCAACAAAATCATCTTTTATTAGTATTGAAATTGTTTTAAACATAATAAAAGATAGAGAATGCAATGCGATTTGTTTCCGTAAAATCGGAAAAGATATTGAAGAATCTGTCTATAATCAAATTTTATGGGCGATTAATTCTTTAGGTGTTCAAGATTATTTTAAGGCGTACAAATCCCCTTATAGGATTATTTATATTCCGACAGGGCAGATAATAACATTTAGAGGCTTGGATGATGCCAAAAAAACAAAATCTATTAAACCAAAAGACGGATATTATAAAATAACTTGGTTTGAAGAATTAGACGAATTTTCAGGGCTTGAAGAAGTCAGAAAAGCCGAGCAGTCCGTAATGCGTGGCGGAAACGAATTTATTTGTTTTAAAAGCTATAATCCGCCGCAAAATATTAACAACTGGGTAAACAAAGAAGTTACACACGATAGAGCGGATAGGTTAATTAATCATTCAACCTATTTAGACGTTCCCCGTGAATGGCTTGGAAATCAATTTTTTATTGAAGCCGAATTTTTAAAAAAACTTGATGAGCTTGCATACCGTCATGAATACCTCGGCGAAGTAACGGGAACGGGCGGGGTAATTTTTAATAATGTCGAACATCTTAATATAACCGATGAAATGATTAGTCATTTTGATAATTTGAGAGAGGGTTTAGACTGGGGCTTTGCTGCTGACCCTCTGGCATGGAATAAGTTATATTACGACAAAACAAGAAAAACCATTTATATTTACGATGAGCTTCACAAAGTCGGCTTAACAAACGATAGAGCAATGGAACTTATCAAACCCAAAACGCAAACATTAATTACGGCGGATTCAGCCGAACCGAAATCAATAGCAGAATTTCAAATAAACGGATTTAATATAAAGGGTGCAAACAAAGGGGCTGATTCTGTCCGATATGGCATTAAATGGCTTCAAAAACTCGTTAAGATTTATATTGATAAAAAAAGATGTCCTTATACTTATGATGAGTTTACCTTGTACGAACTTGAAAAAGATAAAAACGGCGATTTTAAAGACAAATATCCCGATAAAAACAATCACCATATAGATGATATACGTTATGCACTTGAAGATGATATGAACAATACAAGAACAATTTTAACTTGTAAACGTCCATTTTAAGAGGTTATATGTTCATCAAAGACTTAAACTTATACATAAACGAAAAAAATATTGTAACATTAATGCCTTACGTTACTAATTCCGCTTATGGTCTGGAAATTAACGGAGTGCAATATAAATTCGGTGAAATGGCACTTGATAAGGATTTGCAAAAGGCAAAACTGGCAAAAATGAAAGCATTACAGACACAATTAATTAAAAAGGTAGAAAAATAATGATTGATTTATTTTCTATAAAAATGAATGGTGAATATGATGAAATCGGGGCATTTCCGACAATCCAGAACGGGACTTTTTTATGCTCTGATACCATAGATTGTGATTGTAATTGCAATTTTCAAAAAGGGTACAGTTATCAAATTACAAACGGGGTTGCAACAAGAATTGAACAGAATATAGATTTTAAATTACAAAATAATTTATATGCGACGATTCAAAATGTTTGTGAATGGTTAAATAATTGGTTTACAATCCGATATAATTATACGGACTTTTACGGACACACAGGGCGGTGGCACGAGGTTGCACAATTCCCGTCAAGCGGAGATTTATGTAAAATAAGGACAACGAACAACTGGGACTATATCAGCCAATATTCTTTTTTCTTTTTATCCTATGTAACGGTGGAAGGGGATACCGTTTCAAGTGATAACCCGAGATTTAACCCGGATGAAGCGTATTTTTATTATATTATGCACCTTCCACAGGATGTAGAGCTTGCAATAAGTCAGATGATGTACTATGACGGATTTACAAGAGGCAAAGTTACGGGTTTAAGAAGCGAAAATGTCGGAAATTACAGCTATTCTCTTGAAGAAGTTACAATCGGGGCTTTAGCTTATCCAAAAAGTTTAGTTGCAGGGATTGAGTTGAATTATAAAAAAGTTAGGTTTGTTCAATGATAGATAGATATTACACACCGATTAATATTTTAGAATTTCAAGATGGCAGTTTTGAAACCCCGGCAAGCTATAAGGTTGTTGGAAGTTTTAAAGGATTGATTCAAACCCCGAATAATTCAAGCACTTTTAATAATTCAAAAGATACATCCAATGTTTCAGGCACTTTGTTTTGTTCAATAAAAGAAAAATTTGAATCTAAAACGATAATTGAGCAAAACGGGGAAAAATGGCTTATTTCAGGACAAAAAACGCAGAGTATGGGAGTAACCGGAATAACACCCGTCCGTGGGCAGCATGCGGAATATAGCTTAATTTGGCTTGAAGAGAGTATTTAATTTAGTTTTTTGATTGTTTCATCTGAAAGAGTAGTAAGTTCAACAAGTTCTTTGATTTCATCTTCCGAATATTCAAAATCCTCATATTGAGAATGTCCAAAGGTTTGATAATACATACAATCAAATTTAAGTTGTTCCCATATATCAAAATTCATACAAATATTATATCAAAAATTATGACAAAAACAACAGTTACAATTAGCTTCCCTGATTTTAAAAAGTGGATAAAAGCGGTTGATATGTTGAGCGTTGAAACAGGAACGGCAGTTCAAGAAACAGCGGTTTTAAATGCTCCAAGAAAAACGGGAGTTTATCAAAGAAGTATTGAATATGACGGGGATAAAACAATAACAGCTAATGCTAGTTATTCGGCTGCTATTGAATACGGCACAAACGCACACGAAATAAAACCCGTAACCGCTCAAGCATTGCATTTTAAACAAAACGGTAAAGAAGTATTTTATAAAAAAGTTAATCACCCCGGAACAAAACCCAACCCTGTCATGAGAATGGCAGCAAGAACGGTACAAAAACAAATACCCGAACTTTGGCAAAATGCTCAAAAAAAAGCGGGCCTATAGATTATAAATTATAAAAAATTATGTTTGAAAAAGAATTATTTAACTATATCAAGGCTAATTTCAGTCTTGATAATTTTAATATTAAATTTTATTTTGGTGAAGCACCCGAAAGTACAAAACAACCGTATATCGTTATGTACCCTTTAGATATAGATGGTACAAAACAGGTTTTATGCAACGAAAATAATTATACAGATGGTGAGAGCTACATTCAATTCAGCATATACGGGTTAGATTCAAGCAATATTTTATACATTAAAAAAGAGCTTGATACTTTTTTGGCACTTCTTGATATTATCCCGAATTATCGAATTTTATTGGACAATCACGAGGGGGCAAGGGGCGGATTTACTGAAAACACAGGCTTAAAACTTGAAACATTAACAAGAACGTTCACATATACAACAATTAATTAATTGAAAGGATTTACTAATGGCAAAAACAAAAAGATTAACAGGTAGAAACGGCAAAGTTTACCAAGCTGCAAAATCAGCCGTAACCACGGGCGATGGCACAACAACATTAACCAAAGGAACATTTTATGTACCTTTAACAATCGGAGAAACTTCGGGCTTTCCTGCAAATGCTCAAATTGGCGTTCCTTTTGTTGCAGCAGGAACAGAAGCACCCGCATCAGATGAAACTTACATCTCTTTAACTTTAAATTCTCAATGTGACGTTACAAGTGCAGGGGTTGAATTTGAAAAAGATGAAATTGATATCACAACTCTATGCGATTCAATTATGACTTATGCGGCAGGGTTTACCGATGCAACGGGAACAATAGAAGGTATTACTACATTAAACCTATCAGAACCTTTTATTGCTAAATTTGTAACGGTTCAAGTACAGGATGAAACAGGAGCAATCACTACAACCGCTCAAAATGACGATACAATTTTACTTGTAATTGAATTAAATAAAATTGATAATTCAGATGCAAACAGAGCCTTATTTATTGCACCGATTACAATTAACAGCTATAACATTGAAGCTACAATTAACGAAGCTCAAACATATACATCAGGCTTTAGAATTGCTCAAGATAACGAAATTAAACCCGCTTTAATTGAAGCAGATAAAGCATTATTTTTAACAGCGTAAAACTGTTTTTCTGTCATGCGGGGCATATCGCCCCGCCTCCTCCCTGTAAAAAATTATAAAAGGAAAGCAAAATGAAACTAACAATAGCAAAAAACAATGAAAATATTGAAATTGTCCCCGAACAATTTAAAAATGAAAAGAACCCGCCTAAATTTATATTTAGAACCCCGAACAGTGCGGACGTTTTAAATTTTATCTGGGGCGGAAATGCCGTAGATGAAGCTATATATAATTGCTTTTTAGGGTTTGAAAATAAAATAGAGCTTGAAGATGGGGATGGTAAGGCTATTAACTATAATACTTATGAAGAATTTATAAAAGCGGGGGCAAGCCCTGAAATTGCTATAATTCATAATCAAATAAGAAATGAAATCGCTTTAAAACTGACTGATTTAATTCAAGAGGCAAAAACAACCGAAAAAAAGTAAAAATTGCTTATGCTTTATGGGCTAAGGGAGAATTAAGCTATGCACCGCACTTAGCAAATAAATTAACATGGGCAGGAAATGTGAAAAACCCTATTGCGATAGATACATATAAAAATCTATATTCAAACTTAGATGAAGAATTTTATTTAATTTTATCCATGTTTTCATGGCATAAATCGGGGTTAATCAGTTTAAACATTGAAAAAATACCGTATAACCTAGCTTTAGGGCTTAAATATTTAGTAGATTTAGAAGAAATTGAAAAAAGGAATTGTTTAATTGGCTGATTCAGACGGAAAAGTAAGAATAATTATAGATACGAACGCAGAAGCAGCCGCAAAGCAGCTAAATGATGTCGGTACTGCATTTAAAAAGAATGCCGATACTATTCAAAAATCTTCTACAGTTTACGGCGGTTATGAAAAAGCAGTCAGAGATAATATTGAAGTCTTAAGAGAGCTTGCACTCGGCGGAAATCAAAACACCGAAGGGTTTAAAAAATTAGCAGCTGAAACAAAAAATTATAAACAGGCACTTGATGAAGCAAATAGTGCCGTTAATAAAGCGGTTGGCAACATAGAAAGGCAATCAAGCCCCGTTGATGCTTTAACTTCAAAATTAAAAGGCTTAGTTGGTGCGTATTTAGGCTTAAGAGGAATACAAGCCGTATTTAATTATACTGTTCAAGCAACCGAAGCATTTAGAGAACAAGAAAGAGCGGTTTTATCTTTAAATAATACTTTAGCAAATGCAGGAGTATACACAGAACAGTATTCAAAACATATTCAGTCTTTAGCCTCTGAAATTCAAAGCTATACTAATTACGGGGATGAGGCTATTATAAAAGCTCAGGCACTCGGACAAAGCTTTATCGGACAAACAAAAATAACGGATGAATTAACCCGTGCAGTTGTAGATTTTGCCGCAGCCACCGGAATGGATTTAGAACAGGCATTTAGTTTAGTGGGTAAATCCATAGGCTCAAGCACTAATGCTTTAGGTCGTTATGGGGTAGAACTTAAAAAGGGAATGTCCGACAGCGAAAAAATGACCGCTATTGCGACACAATTAGGCAACCGCTACGAAGGGCAAGCCCGACAAATGGCAAACGCTTCCACACAGTTAAAAAATGCCATGGGAGATTTAGCGGAAGAAATCGGAAGAGGTTTTAACCCCATAATTGAAAAAACGCAAAAATTATTAGCAGGGGCGACAACCAAACTAACTACATTTTTAAAAACCGCAAGGGATAACAAAGTTAAAGAGGATATAAAAACCTATCAAGATTTAATCAGATTTGAAACGGGGCAACTTCAAAACGCAACCGGAAAAGGAAGAGCAAAACTTGAACAGAGTATAGCAAAATCAAGAGCCGCTTTATCAAGTTTGCAAAAAGAGCAAACGGGCGGCACTTTTACAAACAAAACCCCGGTTAAAATAAAAGATGAATTTAGTTCTTTTTCTATGCCTTCAACTTCAACAACAAGAAGTTCAAGAACATCAAGCGGCGGTGCAACTGCTCAAGCAAAACAAATTAAAGATAGTTACGACTTAGCAACCGAAGCGGTTAACAATGCCCGTAGAGCTGTTCAAAATGCGGCACTTCAATATGGCACTTCAAGCCAACAAGTTCAAACGGCTTTTGAGCAATATAAACAAGCTAATCAAAAATTGGCGGATGTTGATTCAATATTTAAAATAGAGCAACAAAAGGGAGCTTATCAACAGTTACAAGATAAAGTTACCTCTTTAACCCAAACTTTAAGGGATTTAGCAGCCGAAAATAAAATAAATACGGATGAGTGGAATATAAATAAAACCGCACTTGACGAAACAAAAATAAAACTTCAAGAGGTGGACGACAGCTTAAAACAAACAGGCATTGACACTCAAAACATGGCAAAAAGTATTTCAAGCAGTTTATCAAGTGGGATAATTAACGCAGTAAGAAACGGGGGCAATGCCTTTGAAAGCTTTTCAAATATTGCCGTTACGGCTTTGCAAAAAGTTCTTGATAAAATCTTAGAAATGTCCGTTATAAATCCGATATTAAATTCTATAACAGGAAGTATCGGTGGCGGTGGAATTTTTGGAACTATTTTAGGCGGTATCGGTAGTCTATTCGGTTTTAAAAACGGTGCGGCATTTAAAAACGGAAATGTTATTCCTTTTGCCCGTGGCGGAGTTGTAAATAAACCGACCGTATTCCCTATGAAAAACGGGGCAGGGCTTATGGGCGAAGCAGGAGCGGAAGCTATTATGCCTTTAACCCGAAAAAACGGAAAATTAGGGGTTGAAGCATCCAACACCGGGGCTGTCGTTAATATTTATAATTACTCCGGTGCAAATGTTGAAACTCAAAAAAGGGATGATGGAAGCCTTGATGTATTTATTAAGCGTGTAAATTACGCTCTACAATCAGAAAAAACATCAAGCGGTTTTAAATCGGCTTACGCTCGTGAAGATAGAAAAGGGGTTCAAGCATGTTAGAGTGGAAATGGGGAAAACCATTATTAAGCGGTTTTTCAAATAAACCCCAAAAAGGATATGTTGAAATTGAACCCGATGCAGGGATTCCATATCGAAGGCAAACATTCAGCGATATATATGACCTTGTTACTGCAACATTCAGCTTAACCCGTGAACAATATCCATTTTTTTATTCTTGGTATAAGTACGATTTAAGGCAAGGGACATTACCTTTTTTATTTTTCGATTGCAGATATAAGCAAAATAGGATTGCCCGATTAATCGGAGATGTCCCGGAGTTTCAACCAAATTCAAACAGATACACGCTATCTGTTAATCTTGCTTTTGAACCACTTATAATAAATCAAAACAGATATTTAACCGTTCAAAACAATATACCGTTAATTGTAAACGATAACGATGTATTAATCGTAAATTACGGACTTAGGGCATAATTTCAAAATGGCACAAAGATTTTTTGAACTTGATAAAAACAGTTACAGCCGTTATTTAGGACGTAATGTTAATTTTTTAATTGAATTATCCCACAGCGTTTGGAATCAAACATATTATTTAATTAATGACACTAAAAGCCTTGAACTGGACGGTAAAACTTACGAACCATACCCTTTTGACCTTACAATGCCCTCTCAAACAGAGCAACAGGGAACACAAATTATTTTATCCAATGTTCATAATGTTGCAGGAAATTTAGTTAAAGAAACGATTAACACGAATGAAAATATAACTATGCAATTATATTTAGTTAATCGTGAACTTGAAACGGCTGAAAAATATGATAAAGGGTTATTTGAAATATTTGAACCTCAGATAACAAATGAGGTAATATCCGCTACTATCAATCTAAGACATAGTTTTAACGTTAATTGCGGTTCAATTAGATATAATAAACAACTGTTCCCGAATTTATACCTTTGACTTTTTACTCCTTATAATAAGTTACCACTAACCCCCCCTTTTTTAGGGGGTTTTAGACTATGAATTTTATTAAATATTTTAAAGATACCGAATACGTAGAAGGCAAAAACGATTGTTGGACTTTTGTTCAAGAGATTTTTAAAGATGAACATAATTTTATATTGCCCGAACATCCGATTTTAATTGATAAAAAAGATATTGCAACCGCTTTAATTTCAAATATTCCCTATAAGATAGTGCAAACCCCCAAAAAAGGCTGTATTGTTTACTATCATAACGGAACAACACACCATGCAGGGTATTGTTTGAACGAAAAAGAATTTATACATAAGACTTTAAGCGGGGTTGCCGTTTCAAAAATTCCTAAAAATTCAATAATATATAAGGTTTTAGACGTTTAAATGATTAGAATTATAAAAAGATGTATGACAAAAAGTGAGCTGTCCGAAAAAAAATGGGACGGGCATTTTGCGTTTTTTCATCTTAATGAATTTAAAAATCAAAAAGAAATATATCTAAACGGAAAACCTTTAAAATGGTATAACCGCTTTAAAAACGGTGATATAGTTGAAATCATTGAAAAGCCGAAAGGAGTTGTAACAGCTCTTTTCAGTTTAGCTTTTTGGACTATTGCAGCGGCTCTACCTGCTGCTGTAACGCTTCATGCAGGATTAATCGCAGGTATAGTTGGGCTTGCGGCGGTTGGTGTAATAGGTTCAAGAGCCTTAGCAGGTGCGAGAGGAACGGCATCCGCTACAACAAGAAACAAAGAATATTCATCAACTACGCAGCCTGAATTAAAAGGGGCAAATAATGAAATATCAAATGACATTATCCCCGTTGTTTTCGGTACAACTCAACAAACACCCTCTTATGCTCAAACCCCTTATAGGCTGGTTGCAGACGGAGCTAGCACGAATAAATATCATCAATATTTTATTCCAAACTATAATAACGTAGTATATAGCGACTTTAAACTCGGCGAAACTTCAATTAATGAATACTCTATTGATTATTTAGATATTCAAACAGAATCAGGAAGTAATAATTTTATAGGTTTTGAAAATGTTAAGGCTTTATCGGTTGATGAAGAATTAAGCTATAACAAAAAAGAAGAAGTTAACCAATCATCAACTTATTACTATAATCAATCGGTATCAGCATCGAGTGTCAATGTTCAATTCCAAATAAAATTCACTAATGTTGACATAAATAATTTTGCATCTAAACCGTTTCAAATTGTTTTAAATGCTCAAAACGGGGCAGGTGCGGTTACAAGTACGCAAAATATTACTATTACAAGTTCAAACGTAACAGCGAGCGGTAATGCATATTTATATAACGGCAATGTTACTTTTTCAAACACCGTAACTTATATTAATTCCGTTTCTATTGCCCCAACGGCACACACCAGAGGGAATTCAAAAGAAAATACAAATATGCTTGAAGCCTTGTTGACTACCGAAACTTTAACCGCAGGAAGCTACACAAAAACAACCACATTAAATCAATCGGTTAATAGCTATGCAGGAACGGTGTCCGAGGTTATAAACACAAGCCCCGAAAATACTACCGAAATTGATGTATTTATTGCATTTCCAAGCGGATTATATACGATAAGCCAAACAGACGGGTCAAGAAGAGCAAGAACGGTTAAAGTTGATATTAAATATAAACTCGAAAACGGCGAATGGCAGGATATATCAAGTGCAAATAATATTTATTTTAGAGATGTTGACGGGGTTAAAAATCCGTTAAGTGAATCTACTACCACAGTTAGCGGTTCAACCGTTACAATGAGAAGTCCTACAAACTTAAATGTTGCAGACCAATTGTTTTTTAGACCGATAGGCTTTGAAGTTCCGGCAGGAAAATACTCGGTTAGAGTAAGAAGTGCGGATTTTAGCGAAAAATCAAATTATGCGGTCGGTTATCCGAATGTATCTGAAATTCAATTCAGAGTAGATGGCAACGTAATTGATAATTCAATTTTACCATCTGTTAATCAAATAAAATTTATTGCAACTGCATATAAAGGTTTATCCGGTACACTTCAAAAATTCAATTATATTGCAAGTGCAAAAATACCCGTATGGAACGGCACGGACTGGAACACTATTGATAACACTTCAAACCCTGCAGCGATTGTCAGATATTTATTAACTGATTCATCCGTTAACCCGAGGGCTGAAAGCCTAGAACATATTGATAATGATTCGCTTGTAGAATATTTTGAATGGTGTGAAGAATCAGGATATAAAGCAGATGGCATTATAGCGGAAGCCGTTAAAATCGGGGAAATTATAAATGAGATTTTAAAAAACTCTCAAGCGGCTATGATTCCATTATATAACGGCAAACATACTTTTGTTATTGATAAACCGAATAAGACCCCGATAGGCTTATTTAATCAGCATAACTCTTGGGATTTTAAATGGATTCCGAACGTCGGACGGCAAACGGAAGCAATAAGAGCTTCATTTGTTGAAAATGACGATTGGACAGAGGACGAATTAACCCTATATTGGTACAACGGACAGACAAACGAACAACCCGAACAAGGCAAATCCGATTCGGATTATGAACTTATAAAAAAAGAATATAAGTACGTTTCAGACCGTCAAAGTGTAAAAAACATAGTTGATTTTGAATTAACAACAATTCAAACAAAAAGAAACACTTTTGAATTTACCGTTAATCTTGAAGCAATGAATATGATGTTATTAGATAGAGTTTATATATCTAATACAGCTAACATGCAAAACGAACAAACCGGGTTAATTAAAAATCCTATTGTTGAAAATGGCAGCTTAACAGGGTTTGAACTTTATTCGGATATTGAAATCCCAAATAACGCAAAAATAATTATTCGCTCTCTTGATTACGAAAACGAAAAACCCGTAATTAATATTTATGACGTTATAAATAGCGGTTATACATACAAAGTTATGATTAACCCTATACCCTATGACGGCATTATTAAAGGTGCGGGGGAAATCAAAGGAATTAAGGACTTTTGGCACTATGACGGGGATTTGTTCACCATTGGACAAGATACAATTTATGATTGCGTTGTTACTGATATTCAATACAACGAAGACGGAACGGCAACTATCACCGCTAGAGATTACTAACAAAACAGGAAAATAAAATGCTTGACTTTAAAGATAAAGAATTAAATTACGTTGATAGAATTAAATATAATTTGCACTTAAGAGCGGAAAATAAACCCGCTGGGACTTTTTACTGGAACAACCCCGAAGAAGCGGACGGAATTCCTATTTTAGCACGTCAAGCAGTTAGTTTATCAGACCCGAATATTAAAGCAACATTTAATAATTTTTCCGTTATTATGCACAAAAAAGCGGGATATTTAGCAGGCAACATTCAAAGAAAATACGCTGATAACATAGCAGATTCCGTGAAAGAAAAATATAAAGAATTCGATAGAATAAATAATATTGATACTCTGTACACAGAATTAATGGCATCATGCGGGGGTTGGGGAAATACCTACACGCTAAATTATATTGATAAACCAAAAGAAGAAGCAATAACGGAAAATAAAATAAATTGCCCTGTTAGAATTAGAGAAGTTGAAAGCTGGCATGCTAAAGTTGAATATGATGATAACGGGGAACCCGAAAAAGGCTATATTTACGAAAGAAAAAAGAATAACCGCATAAAAGTTTTTGAATACGATAAATTATTTGTTAAAGAGTATGACGTTTCTAATTCAGGAAGAATTTTAAGCGAATTTAAACCATACAGGCATGGTTTTACCGAAATTCCTTTAATTGAATGGAAAAACAATAAACTTGCACGTGGAAACGCTCAAGATGCCGTTAGCTTAATGGACGCTTACGACCGTTTAATGTCAGATAATATAACAGAGTGGGCGACATTCAGGCAGGCTTATTTATTCCTTAAAAATATGGGCTTGATTGATGAAGAAGCCTCACAAAGAATGCAAAAAACAGGGGCAATAATAGGGCAAGGTGAAAGCTCCGAAGTTCGATTCGTTACAAAAGACGTTAACCCCGAATTTGTTAAGTTTATAACAGATAAAACATGGCAATCAATATGGATTGTAGCAGCTTCTATTGACCCCGAGGCATTAGCGAATTTAACACAGGCTACCGTATTTCAAATACAACAATTATATGCAAATATGGAAGATAATTGCAGATTTACAGAGCAATGCTGGATGAAATCTTTTGAATATTTGGATAGAGTTTTAAAATCCTATTGGACGGGCTTAGATTTAAACAGCGTTCCCGATTATTCAACATATGATATAGATTACGAAATGATAAGAACCATTCCAAAAGACGTAATGACATATTTAAAAGATTTAAGAACCGCAGGCGGTTTAT